ACTCTGAGCATGACCCTGTACGTGTTCCAGCCTACGGTTGTCAAGCCTGTCAGGTCCTTTATAGATATCAGGAATGTCCGCGCCTTCCACCAGGGGAAGAAGGCCTCCCTCCGTGTGACGAGACACCGGCATGACATGTCGAGATTTCTTTGCACGTTTTGCATGGCTTCCGTGTATGTCGGCAGGTGTAGTGCCACCGGAGATCGTGGATGGGTCGGCGTCCTTTGATGACAACGTGGAGGTCATGGTGCAGGCTGTGACGAAGACATTTGAGCGCGACGTCCGCCGCGGTCGCTTGCCGCAGGTGCTCAATGGGGGCCAGCGTGGCTGAGTATTCCCACGAAGGCGCATCGATCTGGGGTTGGTCGACCTTCCGCGCGCTGGCGAAGCACTTTCGTCTGACGGTCTCTGCGCGCCTGACGCCGACGTCTGAACTCATGCTGACGCCCTATCGCACACAGATGATCGAAGAGGAGGAGCGGGCGCGGCACGAGATGGAAGGGGCGATCGGCGCGTGGCGCCAGGATCTGCTCGTCGGGACTCGGCAGTGTCCTGCCAAACATCCGGTGATTCCATATGAAATTCGCGTGTCTATGCCGGGGGCGAGTCGGCGCCGCTGGATCCAGTGTTTTCCGAGCATGGAAGGGAATTCGGCGGGCTACGTGCCGGTACCAGTGTTTTTTTGTGCCGTGTGCGTTGGGGTATACCGGCCGCGTGAGGTCGAGGTCGTCAGCCAATCAAGCGAGGTGCCACGTGTCTAGTAAGTACGAGATTGTTGATCGTATTTGTAAGATATGCGGGCAGGAGTACAAGACACAGTTTTGGCGTAATCTTTATTTCTGTAGCAGATCCTGTTATCACGTATCTAAAGTCGGAGCGGGGAATCCAAAATGGCGGGGTGGTGAAGTGATCAACAAAGGTTATCGGTACATGTATAACCCGAGTCATCCAAATGCCACAAAGCAAGGATATGTATTAGAACACCGGCTTGTTATGGAAAGTGCCACTGGGCGGCTTTTGAGTCGTAAGGAAGTCGTGCATCATAAAAACGAGAAAACGCTAGAGAATAATCAGGAAAATCTTCTTGTGTGCGAATCCAACGGTCATCATATTTCTGCACATCATCATCCTGATGGCGGCAAGTTTAATAGAATGAAGACTCATTGTTTACGTGGGCATGAGTTCACGTTAGACAATACAGTTATACATGTTTGTTTGGGAGTTAGAAAACGTATGTGCAAGGCGTGCGAGAGCGATAGGAAGAAAAGGGTGTATTGGAATAGGAGGCAAGCAAGTGCGCAAGCCGTGTGAGTCGTGTGAGAAATTACCTTGGAGTAAGACTGCGACTCGACGGTGTATTGAATTCGGTATGAATTTGGACGTTGGATCATCGTCTCATCCGCAGAAGGGATTCTTGGGCATGGATCGTCGCGAAGTGCCGAATGTAAGTTTCGTGTGGGATGTGATGTCTCCATCTGAGCCCCCGTGGTGGGCGCAGCAGCAGTTTGGGGCGAAGGCTATTCCTCTTCCATTCCCTAGCATGTGCGTAGACAAGCTCCTGATGTCGCATTTATTTGAACACATTGCACCTGAGGCCAGCATTGCAGTCATGGACGAAATTTGGCGTCTTATGAAGCCCGATGGTCAAGCGTTGATTGTGGTGCCACATGGGAATAGTCATGGGTACATGCAAGATCCAACACATCAATTGCCTTGTAATGAAAGTACCTTTGCATACTGGGATCCTGAACATGCCTCTCAACTGTGGCAGGTTTATCGCCCTAAGCCGTGGAAGATCGCGAGAATGCATGCGAGTCCTCTTCACAATATAGAAGTGATACTTGAGCCGAGAAAAAAGGCTGACGGCAGCGTGATTGACATTACAATCGAGAAGCTCAAGCGAAAGCACACGAAGAGGAGAACGCGGTGAGCAGGACGAATGGAAACCGGATCAGTCAGGTGGCATCAATCGGCCTTCAGCCGCAAGCGAAAGGTCACAGGGAACTCAAGAAGCGCGCGACATTGAAACTCGGCAAGGATAAGATCATCCGCAATCTGGGCTTGCTGGGCCGCAAGGTACTTATCGGGACGCCTACTCTAGGGGTCATCAGAATTGAGGCCGCCATGCAGCGGCAGGGGCAGGTTGTGCCGATTAACTGGCAGGCGGGAAGCATAACAGCGTCCCATCAGCCACCTTCTGTGATCTCTGAGGGATATCATACTGCTGATGCTCAGAATATTATTGTGGAGCGTGCGGTTCTGGATGGTTACTCGTGGCTTCTCCTCATTGAGGATGATGTACTTCCACCATTCGACACGTTTATGAAATTCAATCAACATATGTTAGATGTGACTGCGCCGATCATCTCTGGGCTCTATTTCTCTAAAGGGGAACCGTCGTGGCCACTGGTCTTTCGCGGTCGTGGCAACGGTGCTTATACGAATTTCGACATTGGGGATCAGGTGTGGTGCGATGGTTTACCCACCGGCCTTCTAATAATCCACGGTTCGATACTCCAGTATATGTGGGCGAATTCTGAAGAATATCGGTTGCCGGATGGCCGGAAGTGTCGGCAGGTCTTCAAATTTCCACGTGAAAGTTGGTTCGACCCTGAAGCGGATCGGTTTTTTGCAACTGGCGGAACTTCTGATTTGTATTTCTGCGATAGAATTATGAAAGAAAACGTTTTCGCAAGGACGGGCTGGCCCAAGTTTTCTAAGATGAAATTTCCTTTTCTCTGCGATACATCTATCAGCGCTCAGCAAATTGACTTAAGTGGCAAGTACTACCCAGCCGGCTGCACGAAGATCCTCGCCCCGCACCGAGAGAAGAAAGGGAGGTAGTCCATGGCCCTGACACCAGCGCAAATTGCCACACTCGCAACGGACATCCAAACGCATCCCGAGTTAGCCGAGTTCTACGTCGGCGCAGCGAATGACAACGTGGCGGTGCGCGATTACTATAACGCTCCTGACCCGACGCTCGCGGATTGCTGGCGGACGTCTATGTCGATGGCCGAGGCGCTCAAATCGGTGAATTGGACCGAGTTCATCGGCCGGACGCAGGGGGAGCGCGATGCCTTCCGCATGATGTTCTCGCTTGGGTCCGTCGCGCCGTCCGATGCGAATATCAGGGCCGGGTTCACGGACATCTTCAGTGGCCCGAGTGGCGTGACCACGCGGACGGCGTTGACGGCCGCGGCCAAGCGCAAGATGACGCGCGCGGAGCTGCTGTTCGCCACGGGACCGGCGACGTTTACTCTGACGCACGAGGGGGCGGTGTCCAGTACTGAAGTCAGCGCGGCGTTTGCGTTGATCCCAGGAGCGTAACCAATGCCGAATGTCTTGCTGTGGGACGCGGCTCCGACCAGCGAAGGGACCATCCTGACGACGGAGCTGAACGCACTCGGGGACGCCGCGTGGACCGTAGCGGGCACCGAGTACGACAACTCCACGGATCTCCGCCAGTTCTTCCAGGCCGTGGTGGCGGTAGACTTTGTCTCTGCCCCCACAGCCACAGGCTTCGTGAGCCTCTACGCGATCAAGGCCGTGGACGGCTCGAACTACGAGACGCTCGACTCAGACAACGATCCCCGTGCCGACAAGCTGGTCGCCGTGATCAGCCTGATCGACACGACGGCGGCGCAGATCCGGGCCTCGGGCATCTTCACCTTGCCGGGGTGCAAGGTAAAGTTCATCCTGAAGAACTCCTCGGGGCAGGCGTTCCCGGCGACGGGATCGACGGTAACGCTGTACTCGCAGGCGGATGAACTCCAATAATGCCGCGCTCGACGCTCTGGCCTGATCCCCGCGTCAAGCCGCCCTTCAGGTCGGTAGAGATCGACCGTGGGCGCCCGATCGGAGCCAGTATTCGGGTTGTCTGGCTGATGAATGAAGGGGCTGGCGTAGGGGTCTACAGCCTCGGTCTTCGTCACATGCTTGCGACCCGCCTGGTAATCAATAGCGGCTGGAGTGTAACGCCATTCGGGCCTGGTATGGTCTTTAGCAGCGCCAACGACGATCTCACGCTCGAAGGTATAGACAATCCCTTCTACACAATGACGGCGCCGTTTTCTCTTGAAGTGCTCTGCATGCTGCCCGCGACCGTCGTTGGCTACGGTGGGCTGCTAAGCTGTGTGCCGGCGTCTGGAGCCAACGGGGCGCACTTCTCTGATTCTGGGGGGTCCACCTCCGCGTTCCGACCCACGCTGGTGCTGCTGGCGGGTGGCACAGAGAGTGCGCTGTGGTACGGCACGAGCACCATCACGCCACCCTTCGCGGGGCATCTCCTCGCGACCTATGACGGGACGACTGGGTACGTGTACGTCAATGGCGTAGACCAAGGCGCTACGACGCACGGCGCCCTGGGGTACGGCGGTGGCCTCCAAAACCGGATCGGCAGAAACTTCTACGCACGGCAAAATGCGACCGTGGTCAAGACGGCCATCTATAATCGCGCCCTGTCGTCTGGCGAGGCTCTCGAACTCGCGGCGAAACCCTACGCTGGGCTCCGCCCGATCCTCCGGCGGCGGTACTTCGTGCCGGCGGTGGGGCCAGGTACAAAGATCAGCGATGCCGCGGCCGTGGCCATGGCAGAGTCGGGCAAAGGGGTGAGTCTCTTGGTTTCCGAGGGGAGGAGATAGGGCCATGATTATTCTCAGCGCGGTTGCGGTGGCTGCAGATCGGATTAACCTATCCTGGACCGATGACTACGCATCCGGGCCAGGGTATCTCCTCGAGCGTGCGCCGTCGACCTCTGGTCCATGGGCCGTCGTCACGACGCTTGGAGGGACGGTGCGAGCGTATACTGATACCGGCCTCGCGCCCTCGACGGCGTACGCCTATCGGCTCTCTCGTGTCGCGGAAGCGGTGACGGCAAACGCGACGACGCCGAGCGGCGTGACGATGCCCTCTGCGCCGACGGGCTTGACCGCTATCGCAGTGTCTTCGAGTCAGATCAACTTAGCGTGGACCGATACGTCGACGAACGAACTTGGCTTTCGGATTGACCGCTGGGCCGGCGTCTGGGCTCCCCCGATCTTTGTCGGCGCGAATGTGACGACGTATGCGGATACCGGCCTCGCCGCTTCGACGGCCTACACCTATCAGGTACGTGCGTACAATACCGCTGGAGATTCGGCTACGACACCGTATGCCAGCGCGACGACAGGGTCAACCGCAACGATGCCCACTGCTCCAAGTAATCTTGTGGCCAGTGCGGTCTCCGCCAGCCAGATCAACCTGGCCTGGACCGACAATGCCACCAACGAAACGGGGTTCAAGGTCGAGCGGGCCACCTCCTCGGCCGGCCCCTGGACTCAGATCGCGATTACGGGCACGAACATCGTCTCGTATTCGAGCACCGGCCTGAGTCCGTCCACGACCTACTTCTACCGCGTCCGCGCCACCAACGCGGCGGGTGATTCCGGGTACTCCAATACCGCCGGTGCTACAACTCAGGCCGGAGGTGTCCCCGGTGAGTTTCTGTGGGCGAAGCGCATTGGGGGAGTTGGCAGCGACGTTGGGTATGCCGTGGCGGTGGACGGGCTCGGCAATGTCGTGATGGTGGGCACCTTCCAGGGGACGGTGGATTTCTGGGGCGCGCCGCTCACCAGCGCCGGGACCACGGACATGTTCGTGGTGAAGTACGCTCCGTCGGGGGAGCTTATATGGGCGAAACACTTGGGAGGAAGCGCGGGCACGGGCCGAGCGAACGCTGTCGCGGTAGACGCCGTCGGCGACGTGGTAGTGACCGGATACTTCCAGGGGACGGTGGACTTCGGAGGTACGCCACTCACCAGTGCCGGTGGGGCGGACGTCTTCGTAGCCAAGTACGCGGGACTCACTGGGGCGCACCTGTGGTCAGAACGCTTCGGGAGCACGGGCATTGACGTTCCCAATGCTGTCGCAGTAGACGCCGTCGGCGACGTGGTGGTGACCGGATACTTCCAGGGGACGGTGGACTTCGGAGGCGCGCTGCTGACCAGTGCCGGCGGGACCGACATCTTCGTCGCGAAGTACGCGGGACTCAATGGCACGCCCCTGTGGTCCGACAGCTTTGGCGGCGCTGTCGATGATTACGGTCAATCTGTTGCGGTCGATGGCAGCGGCAACGTCGTGGTGACGGGATATTTCCAGCAGACGGTCGACTTCGGGGGCGGGCCGCTGACCAGCGCCGGAGATTACGACATCTTCGTCGCGAAGTACTCATCCACCGGCGGGCACCTATGGTCAAAGCGCTTCGGTGACATCGTGGCCCAGAAAGGCTTCGCTGTCGCGGCTGACGATAGCGGCAATATATTCGTGACGGGGTTCTTTCTGTACCGGACGGACCTTGGTGGTGGAATACTCAGTAGTGCGGGCCAATCCGACGTCTTCCTCCTTAAACTTGGCCCGTAGCTCGGATCGGATAGCGAAAGGAGGGAGATAGATGGCCCTGACGATTCTCGACAACGACGAGGCGCTCGCGGCGAATCCCCAGTCGATATGGATGCAGACCGACATTGACGCCGTCATTGCGGGCTTCAACGGCACCTACGTTGTAAGCGGCGGTACGGTCACAGCCCAGAGCACACCGGATATGACTGTCGCCGTCGCCGCCGGGACGGTAGCGGTGGGCGGGGTCATTGCGGCGCTCGGCGCTGGGAACGTGACGATCAGCGCCGCCGACGCGACGAACTCCCGTGTGGACTTGATCTGGTCCGACGAGACTGGGACGCGGGGGATCACCGCCGGGACCGCGGCGGCGAACCCGAAGGCCCCGGCGCTCCCCGCGAGCAAGGTCCTCCTCGCTATGGTCTACGTCCCTACGAACGACACCGATATCGACGCTGACCAGATCACCGACAAGCGCGTGATCGTGCCGCACAACGGCACGGCCGGTACACTCGCCAAGTTCAGCAACGGGACGACCCTGGTAAACTCGATCCTCTCCGAGAGCGGGGCGGTGGCGACGGTGAATGGGTCGCTAAAACTGGCCGAGCTGGTCGGATCGGAACTGGTCACCAACGGAAATTTTGCGACCGGATCTGCCGATGGGTGGACGACAACTGGGTGGACGGTGAACGTCGGTGTGGATGTCCAACATGACACGGGGAACACGACGGCGCTCACGCCCAGCACGCCGATTGTGCCTGTCATTGGCTTGCTGTACAAACTGGTCTATACCGTCTCTAGCCGGACGGCGGGGACGATCAGCGAGGGCTTCGGCGGCGGCGGGTCTGGCGCAGCCCGTTCCACCAACGCGACGTTCACCGTCTATTTTCGTACAACTTCGACAGCTAATTTGACATTCACCCCGACCACTGACTTCGATGGGCACATCGACGATGTCTCGCTCATCGAACAAATCGGGGGCGTCCTTGTACCGCGAAGTTCTGGCGGCAGCCTTGCGTTCTTGCAGTGGAATGAGGGCACTGGCAGCGGCTCGAACGCCAGTGTCAGTGTCGGGCCGTTCGCTGGCGATATCCAAGCGTTACGGAACACGTGGATTGGCGGGCGAGCGGGTCCCACAAACAAACAATCGGTCGGCACGGACAATGCCGTAGTCGGCTATGGCTCGCTCGTAGGCACGACGAGCCAACAGGTCGGTTCTCGTAATCTCGTGATCGGCGCCGAGGGCATGAAGTCCTACGGTGGCGATGATGTGATCGCATTCGGGAATCGCATCGGGTTTGACGTGACGAACACGATGGAACGCACGATCCTCATCGGCCACAATCGCGCAGCGGCGGCAAGTGTTGGTGACGTGGGGAGCACGGACGCAGTCATCATCGGCAACATCATTGCCGATTCGGACCCTGACCTACTGGACTTCAGTATCATCATTGGGGCTGAGGCGCTGGGCGGCGTGAATGCGGTCGGCATCGGCTATGACGTGAGCGCGATCGCCAATACGATTGCGATTGGCTACAAAGCATCCACGTCGGCGGCCAATGATCTGGTCATCGGGGGGAATGATGTCGCCGCTGGCGGCGTGACACAGGCCTATATCGGAGCCGGCAAAACGAAAGTCAGTCCAACCGCCGTCACATGGCAGACGACTGGTGGGAGCGGCACCGATAACGTCGGCGCCGATCTGACGCTGGCGCCGGGTCGCAGCACGGGGAATGCCGCGGCGGGGTCGCTCTTCTTCGCTACGTCGACGCCCGGCGCGTCCGGGGTGACGCTCCGCGCGCTGGCAAACCGCTGGAAGATCAGCGGGCCGATCCCGGCGAGCGGGAATCTGGGCGACCTCCTCGCCGCTACCGATAACGCCGTCAACATTGGGGCTGATGCGGCGAACCGTCCGAAGACTGTGCACGTCGCGACGAGCGTCATCGTAGGCGGCAACACCGTCATCGGGAGCGTCGCGGGGAAGCTCAACGCGGCGCTCCTCGCCATCGCGTCGCAAGCGACCGGGGATCTGCTCTACGCGGACTCAACGAGTACCTTCGCTCGATTGGCCGCAGGCGCCACGGGCACCTATGTACGCGGGGCTGGGGCTGGCACAGCTCCGATCATGAGTACGCTCACTCTCCCGAACGCCGCAACGACCGGCGACACGTTTATCGCGACGGGCACCAATGCGATGGGAGTCGTCGCAGCGGGGGCGACGGGCGCCTACTTCCGGGGTGCCGGTGCCGCGACCGCACCGATCTGGTCCACCTTGATCCTACCGAACGGGGCCACGACGGGCGACACATTCGTGGCCAGTGGCACGAACGTGATGGGCGTGGTGGCGGCGGGCGCGGTCGGCACGGTGTTCAGCGGCGGGGGGGCCGGGGTAGCCCCGTCGTGGCTGATCCCCGGCAATACAACGCTTGTGATTCCAGGCACGAACCTCACGGCGAGCGGTCCGCAAACGAGCGCGTTCCAGGCCGGGGGGACGATCACCGCGGGGGACCTGGTGATCCTCAACTCGTCGAGCCAGTGGGTGCAGACGGACGCCAACGCGGTGGCGACGTACAATGGGCTACTTGGCATCTCGCTGGAGTCGAAAACAGTCGGTCAGGCGATGCTAGTCGCGCTCCCGGGCTCGCTCGTGCGGAATACGGCGTGGGCCTGGACACCTGGCGCGACGCTCTACCTCTCGGAGACGGCGGCGACGATTACGGAAACCCAACCCGTGACGACAGACGCGGCGATCCGGGTCATTGGACATGCTGTAGATGCAGATGATATTTATTTTGGGCCTGACGGTGCATGGATCACACATGTTTGAGCGTGGAGATCTGCGCTTTCACTGGTCACGACAACCGAATGCGGAAGAAATTCGGGCGAGGATTGCCGCTACTAACAAGGCACATTCTCCGCGGTACTGGCTTGGAAGGGTTCATTCTGAGGAAACGAAGCTCAAGGTTAGCCTGACGAAAAAAGCAAGCGCAACGACGGTTCGTGGGACACGGCATCATAATTGGAAGGGCGGCGTAACATCGGAACATTCGATCGCACGTAAGAGTCTCCAATATGTAACCTGGCGCGATGCTGTGTACCGCCGTGACGGATGGCGCTGTACTGTCTGCGGTGATCGACATGATCTTGTGGCACATCATATCAAGTCTTTCTCGGAGCATCGAGAGTTGCGCTTTGATATTGCGAACGCTCAAACGCTGTGTCGGGGCTGTCATGCAAAACATCACGGCGTAGCATATATACAGCCGAAGCGAACACCTCGATCTGAAAGTGATCCGATTGCTCGCATTGAACGTAAACGTGAATCGCGGCGACAGTACTATCTGCGTAACCGTGAGCGCTGTATAGCTCGTCAGACGCAGCGCTACAAAAATGATCCAGAACGATTTCGGGCTTACGCCCGACAATATTATAAGCGCATGTCTAGCCAGCGTGTGGGGTGAGCTAACACATGGCAATTACGCCTATCGCGTCGGCTACTCCAACAGGAAACCCGACGACATCGTTTACGATTACGATCCCGACGGTCCTCGTTGGCGATCTCCTGATCGTAGATGTCTTTCATGGTGGCACAGGAACGCCCACCGTCACGGATGATGATACGGGTGGCGAGACCTGGACGAAGAAGAACGAATTCGACGGGACGGCGTGCAGTCTCTCGACGTGGTACAAGAGGGCGACGTCGGCGACCTCCGCCAAGACGATTTCGGTGGGGAGTCTGACGGACTCCGGCTGCGGTGGACTCGAAGTCTATCGCGGTGTCGTGACTTCCGGGGATCCCTTCGACGGGACGCCGGTCGGCGAGTCGAACGCGTCCGGTAATGAAACCCAGGCGGAGATCACGACGCTCACCGATGGGGCAATGGTTGTCTTGGTCGTCGGGGTGGATGTCAATAATGCGATCGACTCGCAGACGTGCACGAGTCCTGGCACGCTGACCGAATTGTGGCAGAAACTCACGACAGGTGGCGCGAACTCAGGAATCGCGCATGCGAGTGCTGTGAAAGCAACGGCCGGTGCGACGGGCGCCTTTACGTGGGCGCATACCGATGTGCTTGGTGTGTCGGTGGCGTATGCGTTACGGCCGTCGATAGTTCTGACGGTGAATGATACGGATACGGCGACTGAATTGGTTACCGTGACCATTGGTTCGACGACGGGCATTAAAACGGTAGATGCAGTGGATAAGGCGAGTGTAAAAACGATCAATAGCCTTATTATCGCGTCCGTCAAAACGTGGGGAGGCTTAGCATGAGTGAGCACAAGGGAAAGAAGGTCCGGTCTCTCGTGGGCATCGCTCAGGAGGAGGCGCGTGAAATTGAGTTGGACTTTGGCACGCTGGATTACGTCATTTCTCCGGCGAATCGGAACGGGCTTCGGCAAAAGCCGGAGGGTGGCCTTCTGGACGATGAGGATGAGCCGGGGATCGCCGCTGCCGCGAGCCGCGTGCTCATTACCCACATCGTCGAGGAACGTGCATTCGCGTCTCGGGGGCCTGGAGATCCCGGGGGTATGAAGCCGAGCGATAGGAAGATGTGGGCCGTCTGGCAGACGGCGCTGGACGGTTCGCCTGTCACGGTGAAACTGCCAAAGAATTACGTGACCTGGCTCATCCGTACAATGCGGGCGGATGATTTGAGGATTCCCGGTTCGCTTGCGCAGTGGTTCGAAACGCTGGTGTCGTATCTCGAGGATGCGGTGCTAACGAAGGAGAGCCCTACCCCATAGGGATGTTATGGCAAGCGCATTAGTCGGTCCGGGTGGTGGCTATGTAGGTCCTGGCGGAGGACTCGTCGGGCCTGCGAGTAGCGGTGCGCTGTCGCTATCAGTGTCGGATGTCATTACCTCCACAGAAGACGTTCTCCTCGCGCTTCCACTCGCGCTGTCTGTCTCGGATGATACGACGGTTACGGAGTTTGTCCAACTGGCGCAGCAACCCCTGCTGGTAGACATCACTGATACGCAAGCTATAGACGAGAGTGTGCAGGTTGTCGTCGCCATGATGCCGATGGTTGCTGATGACGTAACGGTGACTGAATTCATTGCGTTGTACCTGTCGCTGGCAGTGACAGACGATATTACCGTTACGGAGTTTGTTGCGCTCACCGTCCCGATGAGTCTTACGGTGTCCGATGACGCGAGTGTGACAGATGCGGCGGTGGTGGCACTGCCCATGGCGGTCGCGATTGCTGACGATAGTGGGGAGACGGACGCCGTTGTCGTTGCGTTCGGTCTCCCGGCGTCTGTATCCGATGACGTAAGCGCGACTGAGTCCGTTGCGGTACTGATTCCCATGGCAGTATCCGCGGTTGACGATACGCTGGGGACGGACGTCGTGGTAGAGGTGACCACCGTTCCGTCGGATCAAGCGACTGTCCTTGACGAGGTTGGGGACAACATCGTCCCGGATGAATTCGTCTCGATTGTATTAGTGACGGCGGCCGGTCCAGTGTCGGTGTCCGTCTTTGATGATACGCAAGGGGTGGACAGTGTCACCGTTAGTCTTCCGTTGCAAGTCGTGGCGGCTGACGATGTTATAGCAACCGAGTCTGTGGTTGTTAGCCTGCCGCTGAGTGTGCTGGCGGCTGACGATGACAGTGTTACAGACGTCGTCACACTTGAGTTCTCGGTCCTCCTTCCGGACGTGTCGGATGACGATCCCGCGAGTGAGAGTGCTGTTGCGCGGATGGTCATTCCGGCATCGGTATTTGATGACGACGTGCCCGGTGAGCAGGTGACGCTGACGCTCGGCGTCGTGCTCGTGACGGTGAGTGACGATGACAGCGGAGTTGAACAGGTAGACGTTGCGGTGCCGATGGAGGCGGTGGTCTCTGAAGACAGTATTGCATCAGAAGATGTCATCATTGCGATCTCGCCGAGTCCGTTTGTCTTTGATGATGATGTCGTCGCAGATGTGATGGCTGTCAATCTGATCATTCCAGTCCTGGCTGTGGAGGATGTGTCTGAAACCGATCTCGTGATTGTGCAGACCGAAGCTGGCGTGCTGGCTGTTGATACGGTGTCGATCACGGAATCTGTTGAGATTGTAATGCAGCCGTTGCTGGCAACGGTGTCCGATGACGACGCGGCATCTGAAGAGGTCGTTGTTCAGGTGTCGATGGTTGTGGTCGTCGATGAGACGACCGTTACGGGCGAACTGGTTGCGCTGACGCTGAACCCCGTCCTGGTGGCGGTGAGCGATGACACCGTTACGGATGAGGCGGTGACAGTTAGTCTGACGCCGCCAGTCTTTGTCGCCGATGATGTCACGGCGACTGATGTTGTCACTATTGCTCTCATAGTTCCTGTGTCGGTATTCGATGATGTCAATGAAACAGATGACGTTGTCATGGCACCGGTTATTGCCATTGTGATTGCAGAAGATGACGTGGCCACGGAATCGCTCACGATTCAGACGGTCAGCGGTGTGGTGGTATCGGACGATGATCTCGCAATGGAGTTTGTTGACATTGCGATGCAGCCGCTGTTGGTCTCTGTCGAGGATGACGGGCTCGAGACCGAGGTGGCCACGGTGGCTGTTGCAATGCAGGCGGGCGTATCGGATGACATGAGTGCCACGGAAGATGTAACCGCGACCCTGAACCCAGTTCTGGTGTCGGTGAGCGACGATGAGAGCGGAGTGGATGTCGTCGCGGTGGCTCTCCTTGTGCCGGTCACGGTTGACGATATCGCGACCGCTGTGGACGCCGTTCTGGTGTCGATGGTTCTGCAGCTCAGCGTTAGTGATGACGATGTTGTCACCGAGTCGGTTGCGCTTGACCTGAATCCGATCCTCATTGACGTGGCGGATGATGATACGGCGACAGATATTGTTGCTGTCAGTGCGAATCCGATCGTTATTGTCTCGGATGACGATGTAGTTCAGGAAGCGGTGTCTTTAGTCCTGAATCCGCTACTGGTCGTGACGGATGATACGGGTACTGGGACAGAGTCAGCCACTGTTAGCCTGCCGATGCAAGTGGTGGTGGCCGAGGTCGATGGTGCGGTGGAAGACGTGACGCTGTCGGTGTCGGCTGTTGCTGGTGTGCCGGTATCAGTGTTTGACGATGAGAGTGCCATTGACGTCGTAACGGTGGCGCTCCCACTCTTGCTGTCGGTGTCCGATGATGACACGGCTGCGGACGTGGTTCAGGTGACGGTGTCGATTGATGTTCAAGCGAGTGACGATCTTACGCCCAGTGAGGTTGTCGAAGTTGTGTTCGGGGCAGTGTCCGGTGTCGCGGTGCTGGTTGCGGATCCTGTCACGTCGAGTGACGTGGGTACCGTGGCACTGCCGCTCGTTCTCACGGTTGAGGATATGGTTCTGACTGCGGATGCCGTCAGTGTGGCTGTGCCCCTTGGGGTACATGCTGACGATGATCTTGTTCCGATAGACTTCACCAGTTCGTCGATTCCCATCGGCGTGACGGCGTCGGATCTGCAGCCGGTGATTGACGGTGTTAGCTTGCTGTTGAATCCATACCTTGTGTTCGTAGCGGATGCGTCGCTAGTATCGGAACACATTACACTCGGTCTTTCTCAGGTCGGAGTCTCGGCTGATGTGTTCGATACGAGGAGCGTGGGAGAGCGGGCGCGGGCACAGAGCCGAAAGTTCCATTCTCTTCGGTTCATTCATGTCGGTACACATCCGGTGACGGGCATCAGTACAAGTGTTCGTGTAGCGTCTGGTGTGACTGTAGCCGTGAGATCACCTGGATCTCGTGATGAGGAGACGATCCTATGAGGCATGGCATTGACGTTACGGTCACGACGCTGGACGAGGGAACGACACCGGAACTGACTGCGACGCTGGTGGACTTGGCGCAGGTGCCAGTGCCTGGATCAGCGCTGGATACGCTTGCTCTCACGTATTACCAAGAATACACGTTGGCGATCATCAATAGTCGAGACATGCAGGACGTGCTGCAGACGAACGGGGTGACGGTGGATGAAGATGGTGTACTGCTATGGAAGATGACGGTCCTCGATACCGTGATTCTCAATGATGCGCTCGAGACGGAGCCGCATATCGCGCATTTCGCGTTTTCCTATACCGATGCTGGGGATACGAAGGTCGGGAGTATGACCATTCGGATTCCTATTGCGAATATTTTGCGAGATTAGTTCGTGCCGATGGATACGCTTCTAAAGGGAACACGAGCATCGCAACAAGTATGCTTGCGATTTGTTATCCGTGATCCGCTCGCGTTTCGCGAGTACTGGGTGCCCCAGGTCTCGAAGCTCCGGTACTGGGGACGGTATACCTTTGCGGTGCCGATCGCGGCATTGGATGATGGTGATACGCTTGTGCGGGCCGGGAGGGCAGGCGGGAAGTCGTACGCAATAATCCAGCCAGAACTTGTCCGCCATGCAATGAATCATCCTGGAGAGGAAACACTCCTGACGTCCCTGCGTTTTCTGCATATTATGGATCGCATGGAGCGCGTGATTGACTATTTCAACTTGCCGTTTTTTAAGTTGTTCGTGAAGCGTATTATCCGGTCTCCGTATTCCATAGAACTCCGGACGGGGCATATCATTTACGGCCAAAGCGTTGGAGAAGATTACGATGCGCGCATGATTCAAGGCAAGCATGCATCGCTGCTCATCGTCGAAGAAGCGCAACAGTATCCCGAACGTGCCTGGATTAAGATACAGGGCGCGAAGGATCCTCGAGGATCGAGGACGCTCATGGTTGGTGTGCCTGATGGGCGACTGGATACGCCATTCCGAAAGGCAGATTCGATCATTCAAAGTTTTGCTGATCGACGTTTCGAGATTTCGAGACGTCACGATCCGTTCTTTGATCAACGAACGAAGCGCGATCTTGCGGACAATCTTGACGGGGAAGATTCCGACATGTTCATTCAGGAGATCGACGCGAAGTGGGGGCATCCCGTGTGGTCCGCGTGGGATCTGGATGCGATCTACAAGTGCCGGGAATCGGCGTTGAGTCCAGAGTTCTTCGTCATATCCGGTAAGTTATATAAGCAAGCCGGGTTGACGCCATCAGGTGCATGTGGAGATCTTCCGCCGTGTCCGTATGACGGGAGAGTTCGGCTGGCTATGGACGTCGGGTACTCGCAGCCATCAGAGATACTCGCGTTTGTGTTCTGGGCCAGCCGGTGGCAGTTATTCACACGCGTGCGGCTTATCAATCGTATGGAGCACACAGATCAGGCGGATATCCTGCATGAGATCGGGAGAAAGTATGGAGCGGATTACATTGGGATTGACACGACAGAGGGTGAAGGTCGTGCAATTGCGCAAGACATGGAAAGCAAATACGGGTGGGGTGAACGTATTATTCGTGTCGCATTCACGGAAACTCTGCTTTCTGGATGGACGGCTGGGTCGGTGGACGCTGAGCCAGAAGAAGTCTGGGAACATGCGAAGTCCATCGGGACACGGACCTTGCGTACGATGTTTTCGAAGAGGAACATCGCGATCTCGCATGATGAAAGCATTCCGACGGAATTCAATCGGGAGCGCGAGGTAAGGAACCAAGACGGGACAACACGTGTGATTACCCCCTTTGACGTGCATTGTGTTCGTCCAGATCAATGTGTAACGACTCGGCGAGGTCATATTCCTATCGCCAATATTGTAGTTGGTGATGAGGTCCTGACGCATCGGGGGCGGTGGTGTCGAGTACGTACTGTCTTATCAAGGCCATATGAAGGCGAAATGATTGGATTGAGGGCTGGATGTAATAATCATGCGTGGGTAACGCCAGAACATCCAGTTCTTGTGCTGAGAAGAAAGAAAGACTGGTGGACATCTACGAAAACATGTCAGCGCCATTACAAGATTAATCGTAAGGCTAAGCTGGGTCAGCCTGAATGGATTGTAGCCGGTAATGTAGAAGCTGGTGATTTGATACAAATGGTAGCGGACCATACGAATTACGAGGATCGTGTACCTATACTGCAGATCCTTGATGAATTAGGTAAGCCTTATGGGCGTCAGTGTGTGTCGAGGCGCGAATATAGGACGAATGTTACACATGTAGTTCCTGCCAAGGTTGAAGTAGATGAGGACCTCGCATACGTTATGGGCTTGTATCTAGCAGAAGGTTCGGTAGAGCGACAACCGAATGGAAATATTCGTACCTTTTCTTTTGGTTTTCATCAAAAAGAAATTGCATATATTGAGTGTGTACAGCGTGTGATGCGAGAGAAGTTTGGTCTTCCGTCATCAACTCGGAATGCACCAGGACTCGGTATGCAAGTTGACGTACATTCAGCTGCGGTAGGAGAAGCATTTGCGAGGGCCTTTGGTGTGCTGTCCGCCAATATAGGTCCACCTCGTTGGCTCCTTGAGGCTCCACGCCAAATAGTTGCGGCGTGGATTCGTGGATTATTCCAGGGTGATGGATCTAGGTGCACTAGAAATAAAACACCATACTGGAGACTACATACGATCTCGCACAATATGGCTTTGTTAACTGTAGACGCACTGCGTAGTCTGGGATTTCGGGCCATGGCTGGACTCTACGATAATAGTGTGCGTGGAAAATTCAATAGACAAGACGCGTGGACTCTCAATGTGTCAACTGATGTAGCGCCGTTCGATGATTTCATGCGCACTGGTGTTCTGCCACTTCCATGGACATGGAATGAGTGGACGGTTGTACGGCAACCTATTGCGAGACAGCGGTATTCAGGACTCGTGTATAACCTCGAAGTTGAACACGATGAAACATTCACGGTGAGTGGAATAACTGTTCATAATTGCACTGATGCCTTCCGTGTCTTTGCTGTCATGGAATTCCTGGAGACGCCCCTGATACCGCCCGATGCAACGGAAGGCGGTGTGTTTGTGGAGTTGGAACATGGGGATCGTCCAAGCCCATGGGCGCCGGTGACGGCGTATCCATTTTAGCAGTCAGGAGCGAGGACGATCATGGCCAGAGCCCCGGCGAATGAATTGGCAACGTTGTACGCGGATATCGCGCCGCAGCGACAGGCGGATCTACTGGCGCAGCGGGATGATACCCTAATGCGGTTGCAGGCCTCAAGCCGACCTGACATGGCCGGCAACCCGATGAATCTGACGTTCGTGCCGCAGACCTACCAACAGCGTGTCCTGCGTATGTGGGACGCCTATGGGTCGGACCCACTCTTCAAACGTTTGATCGACCGCACGGTTGAGTTTTGCGCCAATGGGTCACAGTGGGAACTGCCGGCGGATTCCAAAGGCGTATCGTGGCTGGAACAGTTGAAGAAAAAGGATTCCCCGCGAAATGATCGCCTGGAGCGCGAGGAAGATTTCTGGAACGAGTGGGCGGCGCAGATTAATACTGGCGTGCCGAACGTGCTTCCCGGTCTGGATCAGATTGTTGCGTGGGCGACCCGGCACATGCTGCTCTCTGGCATGTTCGTGCCGCACTGGCAACTCGGGATGATGGCCTTCGGCAAGCAGACGTATCTTGTGCCGAAGGCGATCACGTGTTATCCGGCATCGTCCATTACGCTCCGGCGAGAGAACTCGCTCTTCATGAACGAAAACATTCTCTACTTTAAGCCGGTCAACTATGCGACGACGATGCAGGAAGGGCAATTTATTGAAGCACCGACGTACATGCCACATGTCGGAGTGCCGGCGAATATGGTGACGATTCCGCCGATGAGTGCGAAGGCGAGAGACGGAGATACCGAAGGATATTGCGTGAAATTTGCCTGGAGCCCTGGCGACATTGTGAGTATTCGGCGTGGCATGGTGACGACGATGGGGCATGGCGTGTATCCGTTGCCGCCGTTTATTACGCTCTTGCCGCAGTTCATTATTCGCCAAAAGATGTTCCACGCTGATATTTCGCTGCTCGATGGCATCATAAACTACGTAATGGTGTTTAAAGTAGGCGACAAGGATCATCCTCCGAGGTCTCCGTCGAAAGATGCGAAGGGTAATGAAATTCCCGGTACGATTGCGACGGTACGCAAGTTGATCCAGGATGGGCGTGTGGGTCCGGCCATGGAACTCTTTTTACCATATTACGTAGATCTCATCATCAAGCAGCCGGATCCGCAAACATTGCTCTCGGATCAGAAATACGGTTCGAGTGCGAGTGAAATCATGGGGGCCTTTGGCATTTTTTGGCCCCGGACAACATCGGGCTCACGCGAGCGCTTTGACAAGTTCAACGTGAGCGGATTCGAAGAATTCCTGAACGGTATTCGGCAACAGGTGAAATCATTCCTGCACATGCTGGCGCAGCACATCATGGATATCAATCACGGCAAACTCAGCGTGCGTCCGCAATGGTCGCCCAACCCTCTGAATACGAAGTCCGAGGCGTTCATGCAGGAGCTCCTCAAATTGAAGCAGATGGGCAGTATTTCACTCCGCACGTTGCTGCGCCATCACACCTTGGATGACGACGTGGAACTCCGGCGCATCGCGCAGGAGATTAGCCTTGACGTAGACGACCTGACAAACGAGAATGTACCGCTGACATTCGTACAACAGACTGTCGACCCTGGGGCTGGAGAGGAGTTGGGTGTACCGGACGCAAGGCAGCCGAAAGGCGGTACCTATATGCCGAAGGCTCCCGGGAAGCCGAAGCCGGCGTCAGGTCCTAGCCGACAGCAGAACGCGCTACCTCCGACGAAGCAACCCGGTCGACCGCCTGGGGTCACCGGGAAGCCGCGGAGCGATAAGGGGACGGGGTATCAACCCGATGGCGGCGAGCGGACGCCGGAGAGGACATGAAGGAGACACCCCGGATGGTGGAGATTGCTGCGCGGGTTGTCCGTGCCCTTGACGCGGTGCGGGATAAGTTACCAGATCGCGATGATATTGTGAAAGAATT